GGGGGGGGTGAGGGGGGGGGTGAGGACCCGCCAGCGGGGGCGCGAACAAGACGAGATCTGCGAGGGCCGAAAGGCCCGTTTTTTGTGGCTTCGCCTTATAGGGATAGACCGCCCGCGTTATAGGTATATACTATGTGGCACAGGCGCCCGCGAACAAGACGCGCCCGCGAACAAGAAGGAGGCCACATGGCAATGACGCCCGCGCAGATTCGCGCACAAGAGAGGTACAGAAAGGCGATGACCGCGCAGTATAACCTCAAGCTGCACCGCGAGAACGACGCCGAGATCATCGCCGTGCTCGAGCGCCAGGCGAGCAAGAACGGATACATAAGGCGAGCGCTCAAGGCGTACATCGAGCAAGGGGGCGAGTAGCGCGGGAAAGTAACGCGCGAACAAGCAAGGGGGTCGAGAGGCCCCCTTCTTTTATGTCGGGATTATGTAGGGCTATACCGATACTTGCAAACAATAGGGATAGCCATATACTGAGGTTAACGCAAACCCCAGACGGGAAAGGAACGACCATGAACACCAACCTCGACGGCACCGACCTCCTGAACGACGCCTACGCGATCGTTTGCACGGACAACCCCGACGCCCGCGACCTCGACGGCGGCGCCTGGGTACCCAGCGAGGCCCTGAGCGACTACGACCTCGAGACGGCCGCGAGCGAGGCCGCCTGCGACGCTGGCGATACAACGCGGGGCCTCTTCGAAATGGTTTACGAGTACCTCGGCGGGGACGAAGACCCCATCTGGCAGGAACTCGAGGAAGCGGCCGGACGCGCCCTCCGCAAGTTTGCCGAGGAAATGGACGAGGAAGCCCGGCACTACCTCGAGGACGAGGAAGCCTAGCGCGAACGAGCGACGGCCCCGCGAGGGGCCGCGCGCCCGCGAACAAGACGCGCCCGCGAACGAGAGAGGAACGACGATGAAGCACGCAAGCACCGAGGAAGTACGCAAGCTCTACGCGGCCGCCCTATTCTGGGACGCCATAGAGACGGCCGCCATGACGGAAAGCCTAGACGGCGAGCTGCCCGACGCGGACTGGGACGCGGCAGAGGAAAAGGCCAACGCGGCGAAGATCGCCCTGGCCGACGCAATCACCGGATGGCCGCGAATAGGCGCAACCAGGGCCGTCCGACTGGTATACGGGGCGCTCTGGGAACTCGAGGACCACATACCAGAATTGGAGGGGATTTCGGCCACAGGCACCTGGGCGCAGATCGTAGGGCGCAGCGCATAGCCCAGGCGGACGAGAGACGCGAACAAGGGGGAGGCCAGCCGCCTCCCCCGTTTTATGTCGCTATTATGTAGGGATAGCCATATACAAGATATAGGGATATACTCATATCAACACAAGCCACCGAGAGAAGGGAACGACAATGAAGACCACACCGAACTGGGAGAGGGACGAAGCCTACAGCGGCGCCCTCACCGCCCGCAAGCACACCCGCGCCAACACCCTCGCGGTCGTTATCTGCCCGCCCGACGAAGTAGGCAACGACGGCTGGCAGATTCAGGTATTCGACGAGGACAACGAGGAAGCGATGGAGTACGGCGAGACGATCTGCCGGGTCGACCTTCCCCGCTGGATCGAGGAAGAGGACGCCGTAATGACGGCAGAGGCGCTCTTCTTCTAAGCCAGCCAACAAGCGAGCCGGGCGCGGTATGAGGCGCCCGGCACCCGCGAACAAAAGCAAGCACCCGCGAACAAGGAAAGGAAGCAACCATGAACAACGAGCAGATCATCCGAGCCGCCCGCTCTTTGCACGGAATCAACGAGCCGGCGCACACGTACGCCCACTGGCACGAACTCGGGTACCAGGTAAGGAAGGGCGAGCACGCCGCATTCAAGACGGCGATCTGGAAGTACGCGAAAGGCAAGGGCGCCGAGGCCCCCGCGAACGAGGACGGCGAGAAGGCCGCGCCGGGGCGCATGTTTTTGAAGACGGCCCACTTCTTCACCAGGAGCCAGGTCGACCCGATAGCGGCCGAGGCGGCGAGGCAAGCGGCGATAACGAGCCAGATCCTGAGCGCGACGCTCCCGGCATAGGGACGGGGCGCAAGCCGGGAAGATGGGCGAGCCGGAGACGGCCCGCCCTTTTTATGTCGATGTTATGTAGGTATAGACCGATAGCGCCAGAGTATAGGGATATACATATAATGGAGACAACGACAGCCCCGAAAGGAAGGGAACGGAAATGAGCAACCAGACCACGATCACCCTGGCCGAGAACGCCGACGAATACCTGGACAAGCTCGTCAAGGTTTGGAGAGAGTACCCGCCGAACCACAACATCGACGCCGCCCTCAAGGCGAACGCCACGGACACGAGCGCCGACCCGAACAACCTGTTTCGCGCGGGCGTTTTCGAGGGACTAGCCGAGGCGGCAGCCTGGGGCGCATACGAATGGAGCCAAATAGACGATATAGTCGCAATCAAGGCGGCAATTTACCGGGCATACAACGTGGCCTGGTAACCCGCCGCAGCAGATCCTTCCCAGACGGGGGCCACACGGCCCCCGTTTTGTTTTGAGCCGAGGGCCAGACGGGGTAATAAGTCGGTTTTATGTAGGGATAGACATATACATTGTATAGGGCTAGACTATAGGCAACGAAAGCGACGAGGGAAAGGACCCCACGATGGCACGCAACGACCGACTCCAGCTCAAGCAGGTAGACCAGGACAACATGGTTTCCCTGAGCAAGAACCGCGTCTGGGGCATTTTCACTGAGGTTTACCGCGTAGTAAACGGAGACCGCGCGGTAGTAATCATCCTCGACCCGTACTGCGTAAGGTGGATGGGGTACGCCCGAGGGATCGAGCTGACCTACCTCGGCAAGAAGCCCGCAACCGGGTGGAACCGCGTAGACCTGAGCGACGGCAACCCGGCCGCCCTCGACAAGCAGAACGACTGGACAGCGGTCAACGGCCGCCACGAATTCAGGAACGGCGACGAGGACAAATGCATCCGCAACGCGCTCCGCTGGGTAAACAAGACGGCCACCTGGGTTTACGCCCGATAAGCCAGCACGAACAACGCAACGCGAACGACGGCCCCCGCAAGGGGGCCTTCTCGTCTTCCGAGAACGCCCGCGAACGAACGCGCCAGAAGCCCGCAGAAGCCCGAGACGGCCCGCGAACGACGGCTCCGCCCGTTTGCTCGAGAACGAAACGCGCGGCCCGCATAGGGCAACCAGAAGCCTCGCGCAAGATAGACTTCGCCGCAACCAGGGCGACGCCCGCCCGGTTTTGGATCACGCCCGGATACCAGACGCACGCCCGCCCATTTTGCTCGAGCACAACCACGCCCGCCCCGCCGCGCAGGTTTCCCAGACGCAAGAAATACGTCGGGATTGTGTAGGTATATCTCTACAATCGGCCCCGCAAAAAGTTGTGATATTCTGGGACGCAACCGGGGGGGGGCTTAGGGGGGGTAAAAACCACGGCCCGCCCGGGGATAGCAGAGCGACAACACGACGGCCCGCGCGGCCGTTTTTTTTGTTCACACAATTGCACGCCGTTTCATTGCAACGCACGGCCCCCGTTTGGTAGAGATACAGTCACGCAACGCACGCGCCCCGGGATAGTTTGCTCGGGGCGTTTCCATTTGAGGGGGCGAGGGCGACGGCGGCAAAGCAGAACCCCCGCAACCAGAACGGGGCCGCACGGCGCAAGGCCAGGGCGATCATCAAGGCCCGGGGCGACGTTTGCGGCATTTGCGGGAAGCCCATTGATTATTCGCTCGGGATGATCGTAGACCCCCGCACGGGGCGCAAGCGGCCGCACCCAATGAGTTTCGTGGTAGACGAGATCGTCCCGGTAAGCAAGGGCGGGGACCCATACGACGCCCGTCCCGGGGGCAATTGCAGGGCCGCCCATTGGATCTGCAACGCCAGGCGGGGCGACGGGACCAGAAACCACGGCCCAACGACGCTGGCGCTACCACAACCGTGGCCACTGTGAGACAACGTGAAGCCCATACACGGCCCGCAAGTGGCAACAACGTATAGAAACCCATAGCGGGGCGTAGCGGGGCGCATATCGCCTTAGAACGCCGCAAAAAACGCGCGAGAACGGCACTGGGCACAACGCGCGGCGCCGGCCGCCGCCCGCCAGGGGGCCGCCCGTGGGGTACCAGGGGGTACCCCCTCCCGGGGGGCGTGGGCGCCCACAGAGGTCGCAGGGCTTACACACCAAAACCGCTTTTTTGGGTGGGTGGTCATTCACACGGCCTACGCCCATCCTGTAGAATCCTTCGACTTTCGGGAGGGCAAATGCCAAAGCTATCCGTCTCCTACCTGTCTACAGACCAGCTCGTGCCCTACGTGGGCAACGCGAAGGAGCACCCCGACTGGCAGGTGGAGCAGATAGCGAACTCCATCGCCGAGTTCGGCTTCAACGACCCCATCGGCGTGTGGCACGACCCCGAGGGCCAGACCATCATCCTGGAGGGCCACGGCAGGCTTCTCGCCGCCCAGCAGCTCGGCATGTCCGAGGTACCCGTCCTCGTGCTCGACCACCTCAGCGACGAGCAGCGCAGGGCCTACGTCCACGTGCACAACCAGACCACGCTCACCTCCGGCTTCGACATGGAGACGCTGGAGAAGGAGCTGGCGAGCATCGAGGGATACGACTGGTCTGACTTCGGCTTCGAGCTTGAGGACGTGCTCGAAGACCTCCCTGAGTACGACCCCGAGGAAGACCAGGTGCCCGAGGCGCCCGCAGAGCCGCGCACCAAGCCCGGCGACCTTTGGCAGCTCGGGCGTCACCGCCTGCTCTGCGGCGACAGCACCGACCCCGCGCAGGTGGCCCGCCTCATGGGAGGGCGCGAGGCCGACCTGCTGCTCACCGACCCGCCCTACAACGTGGCCTACAACCAGAACAAGGGCGGCGGCGAGTGGGGGCCGCAGGGCGGCAAAGCCCGCAAGGACGGCAAGATAATCGCCAATGACTCGTTCTCCGACGAGCTGGCCTTTCAGCGGTTCCTCGAGGACGCGCTGACAGCAGCTTACAGCGTGATGCGCCAAGGGGCCGCATGGTACGTCTGGTTCGCCGCCCTGCACGAGCCTGCGGTCCACGCTGCGCTCAACGAGGCTGGGCTTGAGGTGCGCCAAGAGATTATCTGGGTCAAGAACCACTTCACCCTCGGGCGCCAAGACTACCAGTGGATGCACGAGCCGTGCCTCTACGGCTGGAAGGGCGGCGCCACGCACTACTTCGCGCCCACGAGGGCCGAGGTCACGGTGGTGGACGATACGCCCAACCTCAACAAGATGAGCAAGCCAGAGATGCGCCGCCTGCTGCAGGAGTTCCTGCAGGGCGAGACGCAGACCACGGTGCTCAGGTACGACAAGCCGCTCGCCTCCGAGGCGCACCCGACCATGAAGCCCGTCCCGCTGTTCAGCCGCCTCGTGCGCAACAGCAGCAGGCGCGGCGACGCGGTGCTTGACCTCTTCGGCGGCAGCGGAACCACGGCCATCGCATGCGAGCAGCTGGGCCGCGACGCCTACCTCATGGAGCTGGACCCAGCCTACTGCGACGTGATTGTCGAGCGCTGGGAGCAGCTGACGGGAGGGACGGCCCAGCTCGTGACGGAGTAAGGAGGCAGGCATGACCGAGGCCGAGAAGATCTGCTCGACCATCCCGGAGTCCCTGCGGCCGTACGCGGTGGAGCTTGCCGAGAACGTGATATTCCAGCGCGACAAGCTGACCCAGACCAGAAAGGCCATGCAGGCCCAGGGCGCCCAGCTCGTCGTGGCGTACAACAACGGCGGCGGGCAGAAGGGCGTGCGCAAGCACCCCATCTACGAGGCGTACAACCAGCTCATGGCAAACTACCGCAAGAGCCTCGCCCAGCTCACCGACCTCCTGCAGAGGTACGGCATGGAGGAGACGCAGGACGAGGACAACCTGCTCGCACGCATCCTCGCCAACACGGACCTCGAAGTGAACTTCTGATGCAGGGCAACCAGACGCCCAGCTACAGCTGGTGCGGGTCCTACACGCGCACCGAGGGCAAACTGGCGTGCAGCCTCGCCGACGCATACGGCATGCACCCGCACCCTTGGCAGCAGCGAGTCCTGTACGACTGGCTGGCGCTGGACGATGACGGCAAGCTGCTCAACAGCCTGTGCGTCCTGCCCGTGCCCCGACAGAACGGCAAGACGGGCGTCAGCGACCCGCGCGAGACCGAGGGCCTCATCTACCGCGGCGAGTGGATACTCCACACCGCCCACGAGTACCAGACGGCCAAGCTGGCGTTCGACAGGCTCCGTGCTAAGTTCGGCACCAAGAAGAACGACCACGACGCGGCCTTTCCCGAGCTGAACAGGCTGGTGCGCAAGTACACCACAGGCGCAAACCAGATGGTGCTCGAGCTGACCAACGACGCCCGCATCGAGTTCAGGACGCGCGGCGGCAACGACGATGCCGGCCGAGGCGGCACCTTCGACCTCGTGGTGATTGACGAGGCCCAGAACTACACAGACGCGCAGGACGCGGCCCTCGCCCCGCTGAACTCGGCGGCCCCGCACGGAAGCCCCCAGACGATCATGATGGGCACCGTGCCGAACCCCACCAAGGCCCTCAAGGGCGAGAAGTTTGCCGCCATCCGCTCCTCAATGCACACGGAGCCTTACGTCGGCGGCTGCATCCACGAGTGGGGCGCGACGGAGCCGGGCGACCCGAAGGACGTGTCGCGCTGGTACGAGTTCAACCCATCACTGGGATACCAGCTTCTGGAGGGCGCCCTCATGAAGGACGCCCGCACGATGAACGCTGACACCTTCGCGCGGGAGCACCTCGGGTGGTGGCCCGAGACTATGGCGATGGTGAGGCCGATAGAGCAGACGGCATGGACGGCCTGCGCGACGAAGGACCCCAAGCGCGAGGGCATCGTCTGCTACGCGGTGAAGTTCAGCGCGGACGGCAGCATCGGCACGCTCGCCGCATGCCACAAGGGCGCCGTGCCCTTCGTATACGTGGTCGACTCCCGCTCGCTCTCCCACGGCCTCAACTGGTTCGTGGAGAAGCTATCAGGCGTGGCGGGCGAGGCCGCGCAGATCGTCATAGACGGACAGGGCAACGCCCAGACCCTGAACGACAGGCTGCTCGCCGAGGGCGTGCAGAGCCGCGCCATCATCCGCCCGAGGGCCACCGACGTGGCCACGGCGTGCGCGGCGCTCGCCAACGCGGTGAAGGAGCGCAACGTAACCCACTACGCCCAGCCAGCGCTCGACGCGAGCGCCATCGGTTCGGCCCGTAGGCGCATCGGCACCACGGGCGGCTGGGGCTTCCAGAGCACCGACGAGGCGGACGCGACCCTCATCGAGGCGTGCGCCCTCGCCTACTGGGCGGCAATGACAACAAAGCGTGACCCCGAGAGAAAGGCGGTCGTATGGGACTGGTAGTGCCAGACGAGCAGACGCCCGCGACCTACCCCAACGGTCGGGGCGGCAGGAAGGTCAACGACAACCCGCAGCCCGACACGTGGCGCGGCATGGACGAGCTGCCAGACGCTGTGACACCGCCCACGGTGGCGATGCCGATGGACATGCCGCCCAAGTGGCGCTGGGAGATGGAGGACCTGTACGACGTGTGGTATGCCCACCTCGTGGGCAACCAGGAGCGCCGCGCCTACTACGACGGGCGCAACCGCCTGAAGGACCTCGGCATCAGCACCCCGCCCGAGCTGCTCAACCTAGAGGTGGTCGTGGGCTGGCCCAACAAGGCCGTGATGGCGCTCGCCACCCGCTCCCGCTTCGACGGCTTCACGGCGGGAGACGAGGGCCTGCAGGCGATGCTCGACGGCATCAACAGGCGCTCGCGGCTGCACACCAAGTACCGCCAGACCGTGGAGGCCGAGGGCGTGTACGGCTGCTCCTTCGCCACGGTCGGCATGACCGAGCGCGGCGCCCGCATCGACATGTGGGACGCGGAGCACGCCACGGCCCGCTGGGACGATGCCAAGGGCCACGTCGCCTACGGCATGACGGTGGACGTGGCCGCTGGCGGCTGGATGGCGCTCACGCTCTACGACGAGGAAGCCAACGTCCACGCATGGACGGCTGACGGCGGCCAGTGGTCGTGGGAGGCGTACCCGCACAGCATGGGCCGCCCGCTCATGGCCGCGTTCGCCTACCGTCCGACGCAGCGAAAGCCCTTCGGCCAGAGCCGCATCACGCGGGCCGTCATGAGCATCACCGACAGCGCCGTGCGCTGCGCACTCGGCGGGGACATCAGCTTCCAGTTCGCGGTGGCCCCGCAGAAGTACCTCATCGGCGCGGACCGCAACGCGTTCGGCAGCAAGACGCGCTGGGAGGCGTACATCGGCAACATCATGGCCGTGGGGGCCGACTCCAACGGCGAGCTTCCCAAGTTCGGCCAGCTCGCGCAGGCGTCGATGCAGCAGTACGTCGACTTCATGCGCAGCCTCGCCGCCCGCTTCTCTGGCGAGACGAACGTGCCCATCAGCCAGCTCGGCGTGATCCACGACAACCCCGCGTCGGCTGAGGCCATCTACGCGGCCTCGGAGCCGCTCATCATCGAGTGCCAGGACCTCAACGACAACAGCAGGGAGACGCTGAGGGAGCTGGCACAGATGGCGGTGGCCGCCGAGCTGGACGTGCCCGTGGCCGAGCTGCCCGACGAGATGCGCGACTTCACGCCCAACTTCACCAACCCCGCGATGCCGTCCGTGGTCAGCATGGCCGACGCGGCGGTGAAGATAGCGGGGGCCGTCCCCGGCTTCGCCGGGACCGAGGCGTTCTGGAAGATGCTGGGCATGCCCGAGGACACGCGCCGCGAGATCGACGAGCAGATGGCGCAGGCCAACGCGCAGGCGCTGCTCACCTCGCTGCTGAACCCGACGCGCACGATGGCGGGGGTGACGGAGACGGAGGCCGAGAGTGGCTGACGTTACCATCCCGTGGGCCTACATAGAGAACTTCGCCCGCAGCGTGCGCGACCTCGACGCGGTGAGCCAGGAGCTGCTGGCCGACTCGCTCGCCAACACCGACCTCAGCGACAAGAGGGCGGTCGGCTCGCTCATGCGCTCCATCTGCAGGACGGGAAACGAGGCGGCGCAGGAGCTGGCTACGCAGTTCTACCGCGGGCTGTCCCTCATGCAGACGGGCAAGGACATGACCAAGCGCGTCACCAGCGGCTACGACGAGACGGCCACCGACGTGGCCGTGAGCGCCATCATGCGCGACTACTCCGACGATGGCGCGAGGCTGGGCCGCGAGCTGGGCAACCGCCTGTCATACGAGATAAACCGCGCCTCCAAGCGCGGGGTCTACCGCGCAGGCAAGGCTGACGGCAGGCAGGTGCGCTACGCGAGGGTGCCCGTGGGCGCCGAGACGTGCGCGTGGTGCATCATGACCGCCGGGCTCGGCTTCTGGTACATGACCGAGGAAGCCGCGTCGCACAGCCACGGGGCGTGCGACTGCGTGGTGGTGGCCGACATGGTGGAGCGCCCGGGGACGGGCGACTACCGAGACGTGCGCATCGAGGGATACGACTCGGCCATGTACCGCGAGATGTACCAGCGGGCCAACGAGCTGCGTGCCAACGGCGACCTGCCGCAGGAGATGCTCGACCACATAGCCCGCGAGAGGTACGTCAAGGGCAAGGCGTACCGAGAGGACACCAACGGCACCCTCTACGTCATGCGCAAGATGTACGGCCTCAAATAGCCCGCAAACCCGATGAAACGGCCCCGCATGGGGCCTTTTTCATATCCCGACACAGCCCCGCACGGGGCGAACCGACTAGCCCGCACGGGCGAAAGGAGGCCACACATGGCCGAGAACGACGTCACCACGCAGGAGCCGACGCAGGAGCCGCAGGGTTCCGAAACCGACTGGGAGGCCAAGTACAAGGAGGCCGTGGAGCAGTCCCGCAAGTGGGAGGCACGCGCCAAGGCCAACAAGGACAAGGCCGACAGGTGGGACGCCCAGCAGCAGGAGGGCATGACCGAGGTGGAGAAGCTGACCCAGCGTGCCGAGGCCGCCGAGTCAAAGCTGGCCGCCTACGAGGCCGACGCGCAGCGCCGCACGGACGCCGCCGAGGTCTCCGAGAAGACGGGGGTGCCCGCGAGCCTGCTGCTCCACTGCGCAGACAGGGCCGACATGGAGGCGTTCGCCAAGGAATACGCCTCCGAGACGAAGGTCCCCGCAGCGCCCAAGGCGCCAGAGTCCCGCATCCAGCGCGAGGGCGGCGCAAAGGCCACTACCGCCGACCAGTTCGCGGACATGGCCGAGAAGTTCTTCACCCACTAGCAGAAAGGAGCCGACATGGCTCTCGCTACCAACCCCATCGACATCAACCGCAATACCACGGGGCTTTCTCTCACCCCCGAGCAGACCAACGAGATCTGGGCCAGCACCATCGAGCAGTCCGTCGTTATGCAGCTCGCCCAGCGCGTCACCCTGCCCGGCTCCGGCATCTCTATCCCCATCATCACGGGCGACCCCGTGGCCGACTTCGTGGCCGAGACGGCTGAGAAGCCCGTCTCCGAGTCCACCTTCGGCATGAAGACCATGACCCCGTACAAGATCGCGGTCATCGAAATCTTCTCCGACGAGTTCCGCCGCGACTTCCGCGCCCTCTACAACGAGCTGGTGCGTCGCCTGCCCGCCTCCATCGGCAAGAAGTTTGATGAAACCGTCTTCCACGGCACCGCGCCCGGCACGGGCTTCGACGTTCTGAGCGGCGCTACCTCCGTCGCAATCGGCGGCGCCGATACCTACAAGAAGCTGGTCACCGCCTACACCACGGTTGGCGGCGCTGGCCGCCTCAACGGCTGGGCCGTTGCCCCGCAGGGCGAGGGCATCCTGCTCTCCGCCACCGATGGCACTGGCCGTCCCCTGCTCATCAACTCCATCAACAACGACCGCGCCGTTGCTCGCCTGCTTGGCGCCGACGTTCATGCCTCCAGCCACGTCTACAAGGCTGGCACCCCCAACGAGGTCGGCTTCGCTGGCGACTGGACGCAGGCCCGCTACGGCATCGTTGACGGCATCAACCTCGCCATCAGCGACCAGGCGACCATCAACACTGGCACCGAGCAGGTCAACCTGTGGCAGCGCAACTGCTTCGCGGTGCGCGTCGAGTGCGAGCTTTCCTTCATCTACAAGGACCTCGCCGCGTTCGTGAAGCTCACCGACGCGACGAACTAGAACCATGCTGCTGACGAACCCCTACACGGGCTGCGTCGTTGACGCGCCCGAGGGCACGGCGCAGCGGCTCATCGCGCAGGGCTTCAAGCCCGTCAAGGCCGCTCCCAAGAAGCGTGCCCCCAAGAAGACCAAGACAACCGAATAGGAGGTGGCGGGCATGGCATACGCGACAGTCCAAGACCTAGAGGCCCGCTGGCGCGAACTCACCGAGGACGAGCAGACGCGGGCCGAGACGCTCCTGGACGATGCCAGCGCCATGCTCGCCGCCCTCGTGGACGTTGACGAGGCCGACGCGTCGCAGCTGGCGCTGCTGAAGATCGTCTCCTGCAGCATGGTCATGCGCTCCATGATGGCGAGCGACGCGGACGCCTACGGCGTGTCCCAGCTGGACTACGGCATGGGTCCGTTCTCGCAGGCCGTCCACTACGCGAACCCCAACGGAGACATGTACCTCACCGCGCAGGAGCGCAAGCTGCTCGGCATCGGCGAGAGCTACATCCTCGGCGTGCGCCCCCTCATCGACGGCGCCTACGGCTCGAACGCGGAGGTCTGACATGCTCAACTTCCGCATGCCGTGGCCGCGCGTCGAGTGCCGAATCTGGCTGCAGAGGCTGGCCGCAGAGGACGCCTACGGCAACCAGGTGCCGTACCACGCGGACGAGCCTGACATCGTGACCGAGTGCTGCTACGCGCCCGGAGGCTCCAAGCCCGACACCGCAGACGATGTGGAGGACGGGCGCCCTTGGGGAGACGAGGTGCGCATGACCTTCTACCTCCCCAAGACGTTGCAGGCCGACCTGCGCGGGGCGCTCATTCAGGCTGTGCCAGCCGACGATGCCTCCGTTGCGTCCATGCGCTTCTCCGTGGTGGGCAACCCCACGAGCTACATGCGCGACGCGACGCCCGGCGACATGAGCTGGGCGGTCGAGGGGGTGCGCTTCGATGGCTAGGCTGGGCTACTTCGTGCCTGACAGGTACGGCTACGGATACGTGCTCAACGCGTCCCCCGAGATTGGCTCCTACTGCCAGCTTCAGGGCGAGATCATCGCCGACAACGCGTGGGGATACACGGGAGGCGAATACTCCGTCGACACGCGCCACGGCTTCACGCGCTGGCACACGAGGGTCAACGCGCCGTCGCCGCGCAACGCGGACGGCAGCTGGAACCGCGACTACTTCAGGGAGATGCACCTCAAGGGTCTGCCGATAGCAAACGTGCTCTACGGCGGCAAGATGGGCAGCTTCAAGCTCAAGCCCCGTCCCTACAGGGCCAGCCGCAAAAGGAGGCGCTAGGGAATGGACCCCAACGAACTCACCGTGCAGCTCCTGCGCGACGCGCTCGACGGCGTGAAGGTATCCACGGAGATGCCAGCCGACAGGCCGAGCACGGACTACGTGGGCGTGTACCGCAACGGCGGCTACGAGGACCCGTTCCTGCTGCAGCCCCGCTACGACCTCGTGTGCTGGTCTGACAGCGACAAGCACGCCTACGACCTCGCCATGAGCTGCGTCAACGCCCTGTGGGACGCGGCGCAGGACCACCCATACCTCAGCGCGGCGCAGCTAGAGACGCTCTCGCGCGACGAGTGGAGCAGGACGGGTCAGGCCCGCTACGTGGCCACGGTCTCTCTCGTAATCAACACAGACGAATAAGGAGGGCACATGCCCAACAACAAGGCGAACGTCTCCACCACGCGTGGAGTCGTGGGCGGCTACTTCTTCAGCGCCCCCATCGGCACAACCGACGTGCCGAACGCACAGAACTACAAGACGTGGGTGCCCGGCACCGACTGGGAGGTCCAGGGCTACGTCCCCGAGGACGGCTTCACCGAGTCCGTCTCCAACGACGGCTCGGACGAACTCCGCGACATCAACCTCGAGGTGGTCGACACCGCCGAGGGCAGCTTCACCGAGACGCTGCAGATCGGCTTCATGGAGATGGCGAAGAACCCGCTCGCCACGCAGTACGGCCACGCCAACGTGACCGACGCGAGCGGCACCATCACCGTCCAGCACAACTGGTCGCAGGCGGGCGAGTCCCGCATGTACGCCCTGCTGCTCGTGCTGAAGAACGGGCGCCGCTGGGTCAAGTACATCCCCTCGGGCAAGGTGACCGAGGTCGGCGAGTTCACGGGCAACGCCACCACCGTGGCGGGCCGCACCGTGACCATCACCTACACCACCGACGCCAACGGCTCCGGCTGCACCGACTACATCGAGAGCACCGAGTAGCGCCCAAGACAGACCAAGACAGACCCGAGAGCGCCCCGTCACCCAAGCGCGGTGGCGGGGCCTTTCGACTATCGAGAGGAACCACATGCGCACCATCGAATATGACGGCCAGACCTTCGAGTACGACGAGCGCTGCATCTTCGACTACGGCTGGCAGAAGCAGCTGACCGCCGACGAGCCGCAGAAGAACTTCAAGGCGGCGGAGCGCCTGTTCTGCGGCAAGGACGAGGAAGTGGCCGAGTCCCTGGGCGGCACGATGGAGGCGATGGCCGAGCTGATGAAGGCCATCATGGCCGACAACGGCAAGGCCGCAAAAAACTAGCGTTCCTCGCCCAGTGCGTGGCCGAGTGCCCCGACGAGCTGATGGCCGACTTCATGGAGACATACGGCCTATGGCTCTGGGACCTCGGCGTGGACGGCGAGGAAACGACCGAGGGCGTCATGAGGGCCGCCGCCCTCGCTTGGCAGCTCCCGCGCGACGGCAGGGCGTGGCGGCACGTCGACCCGCTCGGGGCCAACGACATGCAGACCGCGCTGCTGCGGCAGGTGGAGCACGACCTGCGCCTGTGGATGTGGGCGCACACCAAGGACGCGAAGAACAACGTAAATACGCCCGACCCCATACCGCTGCCCGGAGAGGCGGAGCGCATGGAGGCCAAGTTCGAGGAAGCCCAGCGCATGGCGTCCGGCGTGGCGTCGCAGCTCGGCCTGTTCGACGCGGGCGCGGAAGGAGGTGAGACAGATGGCTGAGATTGGAACCTATTACATCACGGTCATGCCCTCCATGAACAAGTTCACCGCCGCCGTGAAGAACGAGCTGAACGGCCTCGGCAAGGAGGCTGGCGGCGAGTTCAAGACCTCGTTCGGTGACATACTCAAGGGCAGCGCCGTCGGCACGATGCTCGGCAACCTCGGCAGCATGCTCGGCTCCGAGATCATGGGCGGCCTCTCCACTGGCATCAGGCGCATCGACACCATCAAGAACTTCCCGAAGGTCATGCAGGCGCTCGGCTTCGAGGCAGGGCAGGCGGGCGAGTCCGTGCAGCTCATCATGGACAGGCTCGACGGCCTGCCTACGGCCACGCAGGACGTCGTGGCAATGACGCAGGCGTTCGCCGACTCCACGGGCGACCTCGACCTAGCGACGAGGGCCGCGCTCGGCTTCAACGACATGATGCTGGCTTCGGGCGCGTCCGTGGGCGAGGTCACGCAGGCCCAGGGCGTCCTTAACCGCGTGCTCGGCAAGGGCAGCGCGACGGTGGCCCAGTGGCAGAGCCTGCAGTCGGTCATGCCCGCGCAGCTCGCCGCCGTGGCGAGGGAGCTGGGCGGCGAGTCCATGTCGGTGGAGGAACTGCGCGAGGCGCTGAACAACGGCGAGATTAGCTGGAACGACTTCCTGCAGGCCGTCGTGAGGCTCGACACCGAGGGCAGCGGCGCCATGTCATCGTTCTATGACCAGGCGGTGGCCAACTCCGTGGGCATCGGCACAGCCATAGAGAACGTCAAGAACCGCATCGGCGCGGGCTGGGCGGAGATTCTGGACAGCATAGGCCGCGAGGACATATCCAAGACAATCGATGACTTCAGCTACGGCATCCGTGACGCCATGACGCGCATCGGCGACGCCATCGAATGGCTGAAGTGGACCATCCTCGGCAGCTCCATAGACGAGTCGCTGGGGCGCATCTTCGGTGACGTAAAGGACTTCTTCAGCGAGACGTTCAGCATCAGCGTTCCAGACATAAAGAACTTTGCACGCGACTGCATAGACCTCGTGGAGGGCGCCCTGAAGTGGCTGGCCGACCACGGCGAGGCGGTGAAGACGGCGCTCGGTGGAATCAGCGGCGCCCTTGCGGTGCTGGCGGGGTGGAAGTTGGGAACCGACCTTGTGCAGCTCCCGGGAATCCTCGGCGGCATCGCGGCGGCTATCAGCGCGAACCCGCTCATGGCCTTGGCTTTGGGAATCGGCGCCGTGGTCATGGGACTCTACACGTTCTTCACCCAGACCGAGACTGGCAAGAAGATATGGTCCGACTTCACCACATTGCTGTCCGAGACATGGGAGGGCCTAAAGGCCGACTTCGCGGTGCTCACGGAGACGATCAGCCGAGAGTGGGAGAGCTTCAAGACCACGTGCTCCAACGCGGCTAACGCCATCAAGGATGGCGTCACGCAGGCTTGGGAGAGCCTGAAGACCAACACGAAGAACGCGTGGGAGAGCCTCAAGACCAACACCAAGCAGGCGTGGGAGAACGTGAAGACCTCCGTCACCGAGAAGGTGACCTCGCTGAAGACCGCCGTCAGCACGGCTTGGGATAACGTCAAGACCAACACGCGCACCGCGTGGGAGAACATCAAGTCCTCGGCCACCGAGAAGGTCAACTCCATGAGGACCGCCGTGGTCGACCGCTTCAACACGCTGAAAAGCGACGTGAAGCAGGCGTGGGAGAACATCAAGACCGCCATCAGCGACAAGATCACCGCGGCCAAGAACAAGGTCTCCGACATGGTGAACGCCATCAAGAGCCTGTTCGACTTCCACATCACGTGGCCGCACATCCCCTTGCCGCACTTTAGCGTCAGCGGAAGCGCCAACCCGCTCGACTGGATCAAGAACGGCCCGCCCAGCATCAGCGTCAGCTGGTACGCGAAGGGCGGCGTCTTCGACGGCGCGAGCCTCATCGGCGTGGGCGAGAAGGGGCCGGAGGCCGTGCTCCCGCTGAACGACCGCACCATGAGCAACATCGCGGGCCTCATCGCAAACAAGATGGAGGTCGCGCCCAGCGTCGTGGTGACGGGCAACACCTTCTACGTGCGCAAGGAATCCGACATCGACGCCATCGCGGACGCCATCGCGCGTCGCACGGCGAGGCAGAGGGGGGCGAGGCTGTGAGGACCATAGTCACCTTCGACGGCCACGACCTCACCTCGGAGTGCCACGTCAGCGACCTGCGGCGCCCGCTTCTCACGCGCGTGCTCGGCTCCGTCGACGTGCCAGGCATGGACGGCGATCTGCCCACGGGGCAGCGGCTGGAGGCGTTCGACCTCGGGCTGACGCTCACCGTCATGGGACGCGACCCAGCGTGCAGGGAGAGGGTGCGCCAGCGCGTTGCCTCGATCCTGAACACCGTGGGCGAGGGCCAGCTGGCAATCAGCGAGGACGATGGGCTGTGGTACAAGGCCCGATTCCAAAGTACGGGCAACGGCGTGCGCAGCGTCAACGCGGAGTCCTTCGACGCAACCTTCCGCATCAGCGATCCCGTGAGGTACGGCCAGCTGCGCACCGTGACGGTGCCAGCCAACGGCAGCGTGACCTTCCACGTGGACGGCACCTACCCGACCATGCCCACCGTGTCCGCGAACGTCGGCACGTCGGCGGTGGGCGAGCAGTGGCGGCTCGCGCTTGAGGACGGCACGTACCTGCTCTACGAGTCCAGCAGCGACGCGGCGTCCAGCATGCCAATGACCTACGACTGCGCGAATCGCATCGTGACGCGCGGACGGAACGTGGTCATGCTACCGCCGCAAGCCGACTGGCTCACGTTCAGCCCCGGCGAGCACACGCTGACCATGACGGGCGACGCATACGCGGGCGACGCGACGGTCACCTTCTACGAGAGGTGGCTGTGATGATGCCCCGAATCCTCGTGCTCGACCACAAGGACACGCCGCTGGGCGAGCTGGACCCGAGGAAGGTGCGCGGCGTGACGGTCACCTCAGAGGTGAACGGCGAGCACGCTATGGAGGTCATGACAAGCGAGGCGCTGGCGAAGAACCAGCGCCTCCTTTATCAGGACGCGATGGGCTACTGGCACGAGTACGTGGTGCAGGGCACCGTGGCCGCCCGAGAGGACGGCGGCGAGATCGTCACCGAGTACTACGCGATATGGAGCCTGCAGCACGACCTGAGCCAGACCTACATCGACAACATGTACGGCTGCGGCGTGGTGCCGGGCCATCCCTCCGTGCCGCAGGTGCCCCGCAGGGGGCTGGAGTGCGCACTGGAGGGCACGAGCCGCTGGGCAATCGACCGCATCACCGTGGAGACGATGGCCTCCGCGTCCTTCTACCGCAGGAGCGGCTGGGAGGGCCTGCAGACCGTCGTTGAGAAGTGGGGCGGCGAGGTCGAGGTCACCATCGGCATCGACACGCAGGGCAACGTCACCCGCAAGGTGAGCCTGCTGGCGCACCTCGGCAACGACGAGGCCACGCGCCGCTTCGACTACGGCCACGACGTGGCGGGCATCAAGAAGACGGTGCTCGATGACCAGTGGACGTGCCGAATCGTCCCGCTGGGAAAGTCCACCGAGACGGAGGCGGGCGGCTACACGCGGCGCCCCACCATCGCCAGCGTCAACGAGGACGTGGTGTGGCTCCAGGACGATAGCGCCGTAGCCGACTGCCGCGTGCCTGACGGGAACGGCGGATGGGAGTACCCAGTCCAGATAGTGAAGAACGACACCTACGAGGAACCAGCCGACATAAAGCAGTGGGCGCTCGACAACATGGAGACGTGGACGCGCCCGAAGGTCAGCTACGAGGCCGACGTGATACAGCTCACGAGGGCCGGCATGGACGCGCACGGCGTGGCGCTCGGCGACGAGGTGGTGGTGGTCGACCGCGACTGGGGCGAGGACGGCCTGCGCATCACGGGTCGCGTGGTCAAGATCGTGGAGGACCTGCTCGACCCCGCGGACACCAAGCTGACCATATCCAACCTGACGGGCACGCTCGCAGACCAGCTTGGCGCCATCGCCTCGCAGGTGAGCGACATGGCGGCGCAGGTCGAGTCAAGCGACACCTACAGGGCGAGCGCGGCCTACATCCAAGACCTTCTCGACCGCCTCAACTCCGAGGCCAACGCGACGGGCGGCTACACCTACATCACGCAGGGGCAAGGCATCCGCACGTATGACGTGCCCGTGTCAGACCCGCTCGTGGGCGCGGAAGCGACGAGCTGCGTGGAGGTAAAGGGCGGAACCATCCGCATCGCCACCAAGCAGACCGCAGACAGCGACTGGGACTGGCGGCTCGTGTTCACGGACGGCCACGTGGTCGCCGAGATGGTGACCGCGCTCAACGTGACGGCGGGCTGGATTCAGGGCATCAACGGAACCTACATCGACCTCGACTCTGGCACCGTCCTGCTGGGCAACAGCGCGGGCTTCCACATGGTGGCCGATTCGACCGAGCTGGGCTTCTACCAAGGGCAGACGCGCGTGGCCTACGTGAGCAACGAGATGCTGTACGTCCCGCTGGCGGTTGGCGTGAACGCAATACAGGTCGGAGACGGCGAGAACACGTCGTGGCAGTGGAAGCTGCGACGCAACGGAAACTTCCAACTCAAGTACGTGGGAGCAGGTGAATAAATGGCAACAGTCTATGGCGCATGGACAGGCCCGGGCGCATCTTTCCGCTCGGTTCTGGTCTACACGCTCACCGAGACGGACACGAGCGTGACCATCAGCACCACGCTCAGAATCCAGACGAAGGACTACACCATCGTCGACACGCCCATCAGCGGCACCACCACCATCGGCACGGGAAGCGGGGCGAGCAGCAGCGCGACCATCCGCAACGCAGCAGCCAACACGACCACGACCATCCTCACGAAGACGCGCACCTACGCGAAGACCACCGCAAACCAGACCATCGCGCTCAATGGCGTTGTCACCCTTATGGGCGCAACGTCCACCGCGTCAGTCAACGTCACCGTGATGCGCTTCTCGTATCCCGTGACCTACGACGCGAACGGCGGCGATGCGTCCAGCGTCCCAGCCGCGCAGACGAAGTGGTGGGGCACCAACCTCACGCTCTCGTCCACCGTGCCCACGCGTCCCGGCTGCACGTTCCTTGGCTGGGCAACGGCGGCTGACGGCACGGGCACGGCGTATGCCGCTGGGCAGGTGTACACGGGCAACCACGCGCTGACGCTGTACGCGATGTGGCTGGGCGTGAGCGTCCCGACCATCGAGACGCAGCGCACCGACAGCGAGGGCGCGGAGGCCGACGAGGGCACCTACGGCACGCTGGCCGCGAGCTGGCAGGTGATAGGCTCACCCGCAGCGGACGTTGCGGTTGTCGCAACCAACGTCAACACGGGCGCGACCATCGCGCTCTCTGGCGACGCCACTGGCAGCAAGGCCGCGCAGCAGGCGCTCACAGGCAACGTCTCGGCGCTCTTCGGTGCCGACGAGGGGCAGAGCGGGGCGCTGGACACGGACACGCGCTACACCATCCGCGTGACCGTCACGGCCACCGCGCTGAACGCCTACAGCGGCTCCACGGTGAGCGCAACGGCCACGTCCTACATCACCTACGCCTACATCACCATGGACTTCCGCGTTGGCGGGCGCGGCGTGTCGTTCGGCAAGACCGCGGTGCGTGACGGCTTCGACATGGCGATGGAGCCTTTTTACGCCAAGGTTCCCGCGCAGCACGACACCGACCTTCTGAGCCACACCATCGCGTCCATCATCGCGGCCAACGACAGCGACGTGACCATCACGAGCGCCACCGTCAAGACGTGGGGCAAGGTGGCCCAGCTTTACATCAACTGGACCAACAAGGCCGCCATCACGGTGCCCGCGAGCGGCAACATCAGCAACGTGACCATCGGCACCGTCGCGGAGGGGCTGCGCCCCGCCATCCTGACCGCCGCGCACTCGTATGGCGACAGCGCGGGCGCGGCGTGGTACTACGTCTCGCCCAACGGCACCGTCCAGCTCGGCGCGATGGAGGGCACGGGCACGGAGCGCACCATCGCGGCAAACACCACGTTCAACCTGCTCTGCACCTACATTCTTCCGTAAGGAGGGGACATTGAACACATTCGACCTGCGGCTTGACCTCGACAAGTCAAGCGCGATTCAGGTGGTGACGCTGCGGCAGGGCGACGTGGACGGCACGACGGTCAGCGCGACCGTGTACGACCACGGCGCGTTGGCCGACCTCAGCGGCATCAGCTCGGCGTACATCGAGTTCGCCTTGCCCGATGGCACGCACTACTACCGAGGCAGCGCGACGGTGAGCGGCAGCGTCGTGACCGCGCTGGTGGACGAGAGCCATGCGGCGAGCGTGCCGGGGCGTGCGTGCAACGCCTACTTCTCGCTGGTTGACGCGACCACTGGCAACGAGTACAGCACCGCATCCTTCGTTGTGGCCGTGCTCAAGAGCGCGGTGGACGGCATGGAGATGGCCGAGTCGTGGGACAACGAGATCCAGGCGGCTATCCAAGCCTGCTGGGACGCTGCGCAGGGCGTGACCGTCGCGGACGGCGCGGTCACTACGCCGAAGCTGGCAACAGGCTCCGTTACCACGCCAAAGCTGGCAGATGGCTCGGCAACCACGGCGAAGATTGCCGATGGCGCGGTCACGTACGACAAGCTGGCAGACGCAGTGCGCAGGGGCTACGTTCGCAGCTTCGAGACTGTAGCCGCAATGCAGGCCGCGACGTACCTAGAGGCAGGCATGACATGCCACACCAACGGCTTCCACACGAGCGGTGATGGCGGCGCGGCGTACTACACGGTGAGTGCAAGCGGCACGGCGAACGGCATGGACGTGCTGGCGTGTGCTGGTGGGCTTATTGCCACGTTGGTTGTCACGGAGCCTTACGTAACGCCTGAACAGTTCGGAGCTTGGGGCGACGGCGTGAATAATGAGAGTGCGGTGTTTGTCGCGCTCTTTGCAGCGAAAATGCCAATCATGGCAAGTGGCACCTACCTGCTCGGTACGGAAATCACAGTTGACGATGTGGAAGTTACAGGTGGTCACCTTGTCATTGAGAAGCTGAATTGCTCTTCATTGAAGCTTTCAGATTGCACGATAACGTACACTTCTGGCAGCGCCATCCCGCTCAACTGCAACGGCAATGCCCACATTTCTGGTTGTACGTTCGACGGTGCCAACGCCACCAACTCGCGAAACAGCCTTTTGAAGGTGGCTGGCGCAAACGCATGCATCGTGACTGATTCCGTGTTCACGCATAACCGAAACGGCAGAAACGGAATGAACGTCCAACGCTCGTCTAACGTAATCGTCCGTGGCTGCACGTTTGAGGAAATCGGTTCGTCTGGTATCGAGTTCTATTACGGGTGCTCTGACTGCATAGTTGACTCTTGCGTGCTGTTCAACTGCTGCGTGAACACCACGCTGTCAGACGGCATGCTTTCGACCTACGGAGATTATGAACAGGGCGATCTGCACAGAAACATCGTCTTTTCGAACAACGTGCTTACGGCAACCGAGCCTTTCACCAATGCGTCAGCAATTAGGTTCGATGGCGTAGACAACGGTGTCGCAAGCGGAAATCTATTCGACTTTGAGGGCATTACGGCGGCAACCATTTTTCGAGTGCAAGACAGAACCGACCATGACACAAAGATCTACACGAAGAAGGTGACCATTAGAGACAACGTGGTCAGGAATGGTTTGCAGCTCGTTATGTCTACATGCATAGACCCTAGCTTTGAGCTTGACGTGCTCAACAACACAGGGCATGTCTCCACGGTAATGATTGCGCTGGCAGATTCTAGCATCGCCTTCGCGGGCAGGGCGTTAATCAAGGGCAACCATGTGGTGACAAGCTCGTCGGGTGCAATTAACATGACCAACGCGAACAGCACGGGCGACGTTGTGGTATGTGACAACGACTTTGAGTACGCTTCGAGGCTTGTGTTGCAGACAAGCGGAAACGCATATATGCGAAACAACGTCCTGCGCTCTAAGAGCAATCATATGGTGCAGCTAACCTCGTGCAAGTATGTCGTGGAAAACAACCTGCTTCTTAATACGGCACAAACCCCTGATATATACGCCCAGTCAGGGAGCACGGCGCTTGCAACTATGAGCAACAACACGTTGGTCAACTTGTCGCAATAAGGAGCACCTATGCAAACCCTAGCACCCATCGTGACGTGGATCGCGCCCGCGCAGATTGGAGAAAACGATGCAACCCTTTGAGTATTTCATCGTCCCCATCATGGACGATAAGGCGCAGGTAGCAATCATCGCGCTCATGCTGCTCGCGCTGATGGACGTGCTCTTCGGCGTGGTGAACGCCATGTTCGTACAGCACGACTTCTCATCGCACGAGCTACGTGCTGGACTCATCCGCAAGCTGGGCAATCTCGGCATGGTGGCGATGGCTGACGTAATCGACGCGATGCTGCTGGGCGGGCTTGAGCTGGGCGTGCAGCCCGTGCTGCTCACCATCACGCTCTCGCTGGCCGTGATGGAGGTCATGAGCCTGCTGGAAATCTTCGCGGAGATGCACCCCGAGATTAGCGACGCGCCGTGGTACCAGATGCTGCTGCGATCAAAAGAGGGATTGAAGTGAGCGGCACCGCGCAGGACGTAATCAGCGCGGCACGCTCGCAGCTCGGCGAGACGGACGGCGCAAAGTACTTCGCCGCGTTCGGCTCGCCCGACCTAGGCCCGTGGTGCGTTGCGTTCGTCCGCTGGTGCATGAAGCAGGCTAGCGTGGCGTTCCCGTGGTCTGCGTGGTACGCATGGGACTGGCGCGACGCGCCGAACCCCATCAGCCCGCGCGACCTGCAAGCGGGCGATGCGGTCAGCTTCGACTGGGACGAGGACACGACAGGTGACCACGTGGGCATCGTCGTGAGCGTCCATGAGTGGGGCATCAAGACTATCGAGGGCAACACGTCGGGCGGCATCGTCGCGGAGCGGGAGCGCGAGTGGCCGTCCATCGTCTGCGGCATCCGTCCGACCTACGCGGAGCGCAAGGCCGAGTGGATCAAGCAAGATGGCCGCTGGTGGTACCGCCATGCCGACGGCTCTTACACGCGCAACGGCTGGGAGCACATCGGCGGCAAGTGGTACTACTTCGACGCTGAGGGATGGATGCTCGCCAGCACCTGCGTCAACGACGGCACGGGCTGGTACGCACTCGGCGAGAGCGGCGCGATGCTCACCGACGTGCAGACCAACCCCGAGCACGACGGCACCTTTGGCCGCTTGCTTCTGTAAGGAGGACACATGATTAGCGTGGACGGCACGACCATCACGCTCACGAGGGGCGACACGTGGTCTCTCACCGTCGAGGCCACGACCGAGGACGGAAGCCCCTACGAGCTGCAAGACAGCGAGTACATCGAGTTCGTGGTGAAGAAGAAGCACACCGACAACGCGGCACTGCTCCGCAAGGTGGCAGACAGCAACGGCATCATCTACTTCGAGCGCGCAGACACGTGGGACATGAAGGCTGGCGCCTACGAGTACCAGGTGCGAGTGGAGAACGGCATGGACGTATTCCGCACCTTCATCGAGGGCACTTTCGTGATAGGCAAGGTGATTGACGATGCCAGCTATTAGTGCCGCCACCATCCACGGCAAGCTCAGCGCACCCGAGACGCTGTGCGGCAAGCTCAGCGGCGGCAGCTCCGTCACCACGGGGCCGCTGTCCGTCACCGAGAACGGAGTGTACGCGGCACCGAGAGGCACGGCGTACAGCCCCGTCACGGTGGACGTGCCGACTCCCGCGCCAAACCTGCAATCCAAGACCGCCACGCCCACGGAAACGCAGCAGACCGTCACACCCGACAGCGGCTATGACGGCCTCAGCAGCATCACGGTCGATGCCATCCCGCCTACCTACGTAGGCAGCGGCGTCGCGCAGCGCACGTCGGCAGACCTCACGGTGAGCGGGGCCACGGTCACCGTCCCAGCGGGCCACTACGCGCAGCAGGCTTCCAAGGCCGTGGCGAGCGGCACCGAGGGCACGCCCACGGCAACCAAGGGCAGCGTGAGCAACCACGCCGTCACGGTCACGCCCAGCGTCACCAACTCGGCGGGCTACATCGCGGGCGGCACGCACAGCGGCACGGGCGTCACGGTGACCGCATCCGAGCTGGTCAGCGGCTCCACCACCATCACCGAGAACGGCACGGTCGATGTGACCGAGTACGCGAGCGTCACAGTGGACGTTCCGGCGGGTGGTGGCGGTAGCGAGCCTGACAGCGGAGACCGCACCGACCCCATCCGGTTCTTTGACTACGACGGCAGGCTGGTCGCATCGTACACGTCGGTGCCGTCAGCGCTTCCCGACGTTCCAACGCACGACAGGCTCACCAACGGCACGTGGAACTACACGCTCGAGCAGGTGGCCGAGCAGTTCGACGCAGTGGGCAAGTGCGACGTGGGCGCGAACTACGACACGACGAGCGGCTGCACAGAGATTGACGTAACACTGGACTCCGCGCACCTCGAACCCTGCCTGTGCGTGGCGGTCAACGGCACCGTCACCGTGGACTGGGGCGACGGAAGCGCGACCGACACTATCAAAGGCACGAGCTGGACGGTGCTCTATCCCAAACGGCACGTGTACGTTCAGGCGGGCAACTACACCATCAGCATCGACGGCGCGGTGGCGTTCTATAGCAACAACAGCACATACCCAACAGTTCTGCGAGGTCAAATCGCCACGACTGGCATCAGGCAGAATAACCGCGAGTATTGCAACTGCGTCACAGCCGTCAGGGTCGCGGACGGCTCGCGCATCGATAGCTTTGCGTTCAACTGTTGCTACAGCCTACAGTCAGTGAGCATCCCGTCGAGCGTGACTAACATCGGGCGCTATGCGTTCCAATATTGCTATGCCCTACAGTCGGTCAGCATCCCCGCAGGCGTCACCAGCATCGGCGACTATACGTTCTCCTATTGCATCTTCCTGCACTCGGTGACCATCCCCGCAGGCGTCACCAGCATCGGTAGCAACGCGTTCTACTATTGCCACACCATACAATCGGTGACCATCCCCGCAGGCGTCACCAGCATCAGCGGCAGCATGTTCTACTATTGCTATGCCCTACAGTCGGTCAGCATCCCCGCAGGCGTCACCAGCATCGGTGGGAGCGCGTTCAGCGGCTGCTACGCCCTGCACTCGGTGACCATCCCCGCAGGCGTCACCAGCATCGGTAGCAACGCGTTCAACAACTGCTACGGAACCTACGAGTACCACCTTGAGCCGACCACCCCGCCGACGCTGTCGGCCAGCAACGTCTTCAACAGCATCGTGGCGGGAACCATCATCTACGTCCCGAAGGGCTGCCTAGAGGCGTACCAGACGGCAAGAAACTGGTCGAGCTACAAGAGCTACATGCTGGAGGAGGCGTGATCATCGACATCCAATGCCCCAACTGCCGTCACCGCATGGAGCCGCTCTGGGACACGGAGTGGACGGACGGGCGCACGAGGACGGTCGACGTGCTATGCGCCAACTGCCTGCACCGCGAGACCATCTACCTCGCCATCGAACGGCGGCACAGTAACGGTAAGTAACGCTTTGGCCCTCACCCTGCGGGGTGGGGGCCTTTTCGTGTTAGAATGCAAGCGGAGAACCCGCGATGCCTATGGCCGAGCCACGCAAACTCTCGCGGGTGTTTCATCGCGCGAGCGTAGTGCTAGGTTGCTAGCGCCGAAGCTACGACGGGGGCTGGCCTTATTCCAGAATCGCGCGTCCAGACAATCCGGGCCGCATACGCTTCGGCCAAGCGGCGAGCCGTCCCCATGCGTGGGGGCGGCTTTTTTTATGCCAAGACTGCGTCCCTAGCGCGTCCCAAGTACCTGAAAACGGTGGCTTTTGCAGAGTGTCGGAAGACGTGGGAAGGAGCAAAAGCGCAGATAAACAGCTACCCACATCTTCCAACAGCGTTAGTGCTAAGCTAGATAATTATCGCACGAACGACGTTTACGCAGGTAAATGCATGCGCCAATCCGCCTTGCGTCCCAAAGTTGCCCAACGCGCATCAATCCCACGGCTTCGCGCGGTACGCATCGGCGAGAACCTGCGCGATAACATCATCCGTAGGGCGGTCGTAGTACCGTCCAGTGACACCCGCGAGACGATGCCCCATCGCCTGCTCGATGGCCCACGGCGCGACGCCCACCTCCCAGCGCATCCACGTCTGCCATGCGTTGCGCAGGTTGCGGAACGGGTGGGCCATGCCCGCCTTTGTCCATGCGCGGGTGAGCCGATATTGCGGCTGCGCGTTGCCAGCGCCGTCGTGCGTGAGGTACCAGGAATCATACATACCATTTGTGATCGCGGCGAGACGGAGCGCGGCCTTGCCAACAACGAACGCGGTGCGGTTGCTCTGCTCGGTCTTTAGCGTCTCCAAAACGTCCCCGTTGCGCGTGACCTGCTTTGATACATGGACGAACGCCACGGTGACGCCCGACACGTCGCGCGGCTCAACGTCCTGCGCCGTCACGCCCAGCGACTCGCCAACGCGCAGACCTCCGAACGCGCTGAGGATGTAGGCTGGCTCCCACCACTCCCCCGCCACGTCCATTTCCAGCAGCTCGGCGAGCGTCCATATGCCATCGTCGCGCCTCTTGACCGTGGCGCGGCTCGGCATGACGTACTTCTCGCGTGCGACGTTGTGGCTCACCAGCTCGTAGCGCACGCCAACGTCGAGGACGGCGGCGAGGACTCCGATGCCGTTGTCCGCCTGCGACGCGCCCATGCGGTCGAGCCACTTCTGCACGGCCATGGGCTTTATGGCGTCCAGCTCCACGTCGGCCCACGTCGGCGATACGTGGGCGCGGTAGGCGCTGCGGTACTGCTTCAGAGAGTTCTGCGCCAGCGTCCCCAGCTCCACGCGGCGCTCGAGGTCGGGCAGCACCCAACGCTCCCAAGCCTGCCGCACGGTCGGGCACGGCGCGTCCTCGGAGTGGTCGAGCATCAGCTCGGAGCGCACGCGCTCGGCGTCGAGCCTCGTCCCCCTGACGGTCTTTGAGCGCCTCTTGTACCCGTCAGGCCCAGCGGCCCAGTACCGTATGCGCCAGATGCCAGGCTTCACCTCGGCCATAGAGGCCCACGCGCTGCGGCGCTTCTTGCGTGGCATTAGGACTCCAGGGGGAACAGGCGGGCCGTCACGTCAGCGACGCTGGAGAGGTACAGGCGTCCTTGCGGCGTACAGTGTCGATAGAGGTCAAGCAGGAGCTGCTCGTCAGCGGCGAGGGCTGCTGGCATGCGCCCAGAAAGCTCATCAAGAGAGCAATGCAGGATAGAGCACGCTTTGATGGCGTATTCGAGCGGCATAGCCGAAGACTCGCTTTCCCACTTCCGATAGCGGGAGTCCTTCACACCAAGGCGCTCGACCATCTGCGCGACGGAAAACCCGCGCCCTTCGCGTAGCTCGCGGAGCCTGATTCCCATGAGAACCCCCAATCTTCGGAAACTAATTCCAATATTACCCTTTACATTCGGATTTTAGTTCCATATAATAGGGTTCGCTTCGGAAAGAGATTCCGAATCGGGCACTTTGAAAACTGGATACGGCTGAAAGGCCGAAAGCAATACAAGAACAACAATCATAAAGGAGGTCATATGGCTTATGACGATGTCCTCCCGACTCGCCTGCGGATAGAGCGAGCGAGGACAAACGAAACACAGAAGCAAGTCGCGGAGCGAATCGGGATCACAAGCCCGGCGCTCTGCAACTACGAGCAGGGAAACCGAGTGCCCACGCTGCAGACGCTGAAGAAGCTGGCCGAGGTCTACGGCGTATCGCTCGACTATCTGGTTGGTACCGAGTAGCAGGCCGTCATGGCATACGATACGCCGAGCTACTACAAGTTCTATGCCGATACGTGGCGGGTCGTGAGTTCGCTTCCGAAAGCTAAGGCGGCGAAGCTGCTCTATGCGATGAACGCTTACTTCTTCGATGGAACCGAGCCAGCAGACGGCGAACTTCCCGCTGTAGCTCAAAAGATGTTCGACATGAACAAAGCGAACATCGCCAGCTATCGCAGAAACGCACTCAACGGCACCAAGAACCGCAAGAGTCAGAACAAAACCAACGCAAGAGTCGTAACAGAACCTGACGATGAACCGACCTCGAAAACGAGTGACGTTTTAAGTATGGTTTTGGAGGGGGTAGACGATTGTTTACCTGCGGAAACGCAAAAAGTGGGTGGGGAGCACTCTGGCAAGCAACCAGGCAAGAGTGCTTCGAACATCATTAATCATCAATCATTAATCACTCCCTCAGTAGCATCCGCTCCGCCTTCTGCGGAGCGGTGCGGATGCGTAAGTCAACCTCACAAGAAGGACAGCGACACCCTCTCAGCTTTGACAGGGGCCATCGCAGACCGCGCGGGCGCCGACGCGCCTAGAGGGCGCGACGCCGCGCTGCCAACCTTGGAGGAATACCAGCGAGTCTCACTGAAGCTGGAAGACGAGGGCATCGACGCGCTCACCGAGCGCGACCGCGAAATCTACCATGCAGGCCACGCCGCCTACGCGGCGAGCGCCTGACGGCAAACGAACCCCGAGCGCATCCCCAGCTGCGCCGCCGCACTTCGGTGACGGGCGATGCCGAGCAGCACTTACCTAGCCGCGAGGACACCGCCCCAAGGACCGTCGAAAGGCGGAGCGGCCAACTCACACTCCACTCCTTTCTATATGAGCATCACTGCATCACCGCCAAGACCACGAAAGACCCCCGCCTGACGGCGGCGGCGTGGCTGAGGGGGCGCTTGGGAACAACTGATGGGAGAACGACATGGAACACAAGCAACGCAAGGCGCTGGCCCGTCACAAGGCCATCGTCAAGGCCCGCAACATCCGCACTAACAACCTCAAGGCTAACCCGCGCTCGCTGTTCGCAGGCAAGAGCACGAGCTACCGCCTCTGGAAGATGTAGGGGCAGTCATGCCGCCCGAGGTTTTGATCATCAACGGAATCACCTACATCACGATGGAGCGGGCCACGCAGATGGCCGAGGAGGCCAAGCTGCACGCCGCGCCGCCATCGCCCGAGCTTTCGGTGGCCGAGGCCGCGAAGCTGGCCCACTGCGACCAGCGCAGGATACGCGCCGCCATCGCCGCGGGCGACCTCAAGGCACGCATACCCAACGGGTGCGTGCGCGGGCGCAGGGTGAGCCGCGCCAGCCTCTACGAATGGATGCAGGGCAAGGACGCAGCGGGCATGGGGTAGGAGCCAGCCCGCTGCCGAGAGAGAGCTGGGCGAAAGGAAGACCCAGCGAGAGAAAGGATAACGCAAATGAGAGACGCGATTCTGGACGCATGGCCGCTTCTGGTCATGTTCGCCGCCCTCGTCGGGGCCGCCCGCCCCGTGTTCTGGGTAATAGGGCGCCTGATGGGGTGGTGCTAGATGGAGGCCGTACTCGATGACCGCACCGCCATCGGCATCCTCAAGGAGCTGAGGCGCGGACATTCCTGGCACTACATCGCGCGTCGCTACGTGCTCGGAAGCGCGGAGCGGGCGCAGGCGCTCATGCGCCGCTGGAAGTGGGTTAGGGGGAGCGCAGATGGGCGGTAAGGTCACGGTGCCGCCCGAGAGCGTCGAGAAGATGGCCCGGCTGAGGAGGCAGGGCATGAGCTACTCGATCATCGCGCGGCGCTTCGGCATCAGCAGAAGCTACGCGATGCGGCTCGTGAAGGACTACGAGAGGAAGGGGAAGGGTGAAGACTAGGCCCAAGGACCTTGGCACGGCCTACGAGAGCGCCAACGTCGCCTACGCCAGAGAGCGCACGGGCGACAGCCGCATCGAGCGACGCGCCCAGCACGGCAGCCGAGACATGGGGGACGTGTACGGCCTACGCGCCCACGGCCGCGAGGGAATCATGGAGTGCAAGCGCGTGGAGCGCCTGAGCGACGCGCTGCTCGACAGCTTCAAGGAGCAGAGCCTGGCGGAGCGCGGCAACGCGGACGCGGACTTCGTGCTCCTGAGCGTGTGGCGCAGGGGCAAGGGATACAAGGCCGTTAACGGCAAGGCCCCAAAGAGCTTCGGCGGCAATCTCTGCTACGTCACCATCGATGACCTGCTGAAGATAGCGGGGGCCACGGGGGAGCTGACCATCGCCGAGGAAGCGGCAGACACGTGGGTGTGCCTGCCGATAGAGAGAGCGTTCGACCTGATAACGGGAGAGACAGAATGAAGAAAAGGAAGATAGCGGCCCACCTCGACGCGGTGGGAGAGCAGCTGGGCCACATGCAGGCCAAGGCGACCAAGGACGCGAAGCTGAGCCAGAGGGAGGTGGACGCGCTGCGCCTCGGCGCTGCGGTGGGCATCGCCTACGCGGCTATGGCAATCGAGCTGGACGCGGCGCCCGACCTTCCCGAGATTGACGCGGTGACCATCATGCAGGTGGCCGTCTGCGACCTAGAGGGGATGAGGGACCGTGGCTGAGGTTATCGAGGCAGAGGCCGCCACCATCGAGACGGAGCTGGCGGAGACGAGCGGCCTCGACCAGCTCGTGGCGAGCATCACCACGCAGGCCGAGAGGCTGGCAGCAGAGTACATGCCGCGCGAGATCACGGACGAGGACTCCTACAAGCAAAGCAAGCGGGAGCGCAGCGCGGCACGCAAGGACATAGCCGAGCTGAAGGGCGCATACGACCAGCAGATGCGGGCCATCAAGGAGGCCGTGAGGGACGCGGACGCCCGCGTAAAGGCCGCGCTGGAGCCGCTGGCGCTCATCGACGGCGGCTACAAGCGCGAGGTCGACGCATACGAGGGCCGCTGGAAGTCGGGCCGCCTAGCGGCGCTGGCCGAGGCGTACGCCGACTACGCGCCCGACCTCGTGGCGCTGGTTCCCTTCGACCTCCTACGCGCCCGCTTCGGAAACGAGAAGGGCAAGCAGTGGGACGCGCGGAGCCTGACCGACATGCAGGCCGAGGCGGCCATGCATCAGGCGGTGCAGACCATCGCCAACGACGAGCGCACCATCGACAGCACGCCCTACGACGAGCAGGACAAGGCGGCGCTGAAAGCGGACTACTTCCAGACGCTCGACCTCGCCGGGTCGCTGCGCCGCACGCAGGAGGCCAAGGACCAGCGCGAGCGGGTGGCCCGCCTCGAAAGGGAGCGCAAGGAGCGCGAGGAACTGGCACGGCGCATCGCCGAGCAGAGGCAGGCCGAGCAGGAGGCTGCGCAGCAGGCCAAGGAGCCTGAGCCGGAGCCTGAGCCGCCCAAGGACATCATCGACACGCACACGCAGATGAGCCGAGCCGAGTACCAGGCGGAGCTGGAGCGCATGGCGCCAGAAGCCCCGAAGCCCATCACCAAGCACCAGGAGACGGTGCGCACCATCACGGGGGCGCAGACGGTGCTCGTAGCGCTCTACAGCATGACGGGCGAGCAGATGCGCAGGCTCGCGGGCACGCTCTCCGCGCAGGGCATCCACGGCAAGCCCAAGGGCACGGGCATGCTCCTTAGCGAGAGCCAGTGCGCCGACCTGCTGACGTTCGCAACCACGAGGGCGCAGACCTACGACGCGCCCAAGGCAAGGAGGGAGCTGTAATGGCTTATGAGATCGTGAAGTTCACCGACGATGCTGGGTCAAGCATCCAGATCACCCCGCAGGACGTGAGGCAGACCTTCTGCCAGAACGCCACCGACCAAGAGGTCCAGATGTTCCTCGCCCTCTGCGCATCGCAGCGGCTGAACCCCTGGACGAAGGAGGCCTACCTCGTCAAGTACGGCAGCGGCCCCGCGAGCATCATCACCAGCCGCGCGGCCATCCAGAAGCGTGCGGACAGCCACCCCGAGTACGAGGGCGTGGAGGTCGGCGTGGTCGTGCTCAACGCGCAGGGCGCCATCGAGCACAGGCCCGGCGAGGCGTACTACAAGGCGCTGGGAGAGCGCCTGCTCGGCGGCTGGGCAAAGGCGCACCGCAAGGGCCGCAAGCCCTACTACAGCGAGGTGCCGATGGACGAGTACAACACGGGCAAGAGCAACTGGGCCAAGATGCCTGGGACGATGATCACCAAGGTGGCCGAGATGCACGCGCTGCGCGGCGCGTTCCCGCAGGAGTTCCAGGGCATGTACAGCTCCGAGGAGATGCAGCAGGCGCAGGAGGTGCAGGCCGAGGTGGAGGTGCCGCAGCAGGCCCAGCAGCCCGCGAAGCCCACGCCCACGCCCGAGGAAAAGGCACGCATGGCCGAGGTCGCCGAGATGGCCGCCTCCACGGGCATCGACCTCAAGGCGGCGAAGCAGTACATCTGGGGACTGTACCAGGCGAGCGGCATGCCGAGCGTAGAGACGTGGGCCGCGCAGCTCATGCCCGCCGCGCAGCCCGAGCCTGAGCCGGCGTACGAGGTCGAGGCCGAGCCTGACCTCTACGACGCAGACATCGACTTCTAACCACTCGGGCCGCGCCCCTTCGCTGGGGCCGTCTGGGGCAATGGTTCGGCTTGGTTTGGATTCTGGTCAGGATCACCCGCTGGTGCCAAGCAGTAAGGAACGCCTGAAGGGGCAGACGGTCTCAACGAGGGGGCGCGGCCATCCTCGAGAAAGGACACACATGGAGTTCACCGCGAAGTTCGCGGCCCTCAACATCAAGGGCAAGGCCGTGCTGCAGCTCGAGCTGGCGGCCACCGACATGCACCTGCTCCCCGACCTCGCCATGCTGGCGGGCGAGACCTGCGTCGTGACGCTCGCCGACACGCAGCAGGCCATCCCAGGCGTCACCGAGGTCATGGCCGAGTACGACGATCAGGGCCTCGCGCTCTACGAGGGCTAGGCATGTCCTGGACCGGCTGGAGCTCCGCCGAGGACGCCATGCTCGTCGCGCACTACCCGGAGCGCGGGCCGAGCTGGCGCGGGTGGGCCGACCTTCTGCCCGGGCGGAGCAAGAAGAGCATCATCACCCGCGCCGGCAGGCTAGGGGTAAAGGCGCCGAGGGGCGCTGCCCGCGGCAGAAGCGGCCGCAGCGAGCTGTGGAAGCCCAGCAACGTCCGCCAGCCCGGCTCCTACGACCAGTGCGTGCGCGACTGCATGGCAGACGGGCTGACACCATCGCAGATAGACCGCAAGATGCACTGGCCCGAGGGCAAGGCGAAGCAGATCCTCATGGGCACGTGGGACAGGGAGGACGGCAGGTGACCATCGAGTTTGGCGAATGGCGGCTCGTCCCCTGCGACACCCGCAACTGGGAGCTGTGCCACAGGCACGCGACCAGCAGGGGCAAGAACGAGGGCGAGGTCCGCTGGCACCGCCTCGGCCGCTACTACCAGCACAACACGCTGGACGAGGCGCTGCGCTACGCGGCCGCGCAGGAGCTGATGCAGCGCAACAGGGACGAGGCCGAGAGCATCTGGGAGGCGCTGAGGGAGTACGAGCGCATCACGCAGACGCTCCTGAACGGCGTCAGGAACCTCCCAGATGCTTACAGCGGCCCGAAAGCGGGCGGGCACGACTAGTAACCCATTTGGAGCGGCGCGGGGCTTGTATGGCTTCGCGCCGCCACTTTCGTAAGGAGAGACATGGACAACGATCACGGCATCACGGGCGAGCTGCGACAGTACGCAAGCTACGCGGCAACCTACCGATTCAGGCAGAGCATGCTCGACATCGCCGACCGCATCGACGCGGCGCACGAGCGTGCCGTCATGAGCGTGATGAACGACGCGCTGTACCACGCCAACGACGAGAACATGGCCGAACTTGGCTGGGTTCGTCTTCCCAAGGACGCGGACGGCAAGTACATCCACGTCGGGGACATGCTTGAAATTACCCACGGATTCGGAACGAAGGACTGCGGTGAGGTCACTGACATTCATCTCCAAAGCGGCAAGTGTGCGGTGAGCATCGGCTTTGGTGACGAAGAGGGCGTGACCGCGTATCCCGAGGACTACCGCCACTACCACGCACCGACCGTCGAGGACGTGCTGCGGGAGTTCGGCAAGGCGTGGGTCGAATGGGAGGACGGTTCGCCATATGACCCCATCGCCAAGTTCTCCGCCAAGCTGCGGCTGGCTGGTGATGCGGAGTGACGCCTACGAGAAACAACGTAGAACCTACGACTTTGCTGCCATGCCCGTTCTGCGGGGGCAAGGCTGAGTTTCGCAGCGGCAGCTCTACGACGCCCTACATCCGATGTAGGGAATGTGGCGGCAGAACAAAGAGTAGCCGCAACAGAGCCAATCTAATCGCCGCATGGAACAGGAGGGCCGAATGAGCGCGACCGACGAGCTAAAACCGTGCCCATTCTGCGGTGGCAGCGAACAACGCATCAAGAGCAGCGGGCGCTGGGGCTGGTTCGTCTCGTGCTCGTGCGCGGCGGTGGGTCCGAGCGCGGGGAACCGTGACGAGGCAATCATCGCGTGGAACTGCCGACATGAGCCACGGCAGATGAGATTGGAGCTGAAATGAGCGCGACTGAACGTACTAAAACCGCAGGTAAGTGGTATAATTGTCTTGTTCAGGTAGCGGCTGAACGGACAATTTAATATACTGTCAGATGCGTCATCGGCGTGGAGCCGCTACCTCCATGTCGGTGACGTTTTCGTTTGGAGTAGCGGCCAAAATGACGAAACTTGACAATCTTGCAGGACAGCGATTCGGCAAACTCACCGTGATAGAGCGAGCGCCAAATTTCGGAAAGAACACGGCGTGGCTTTGCAGATGTGACTGCGGAGAATATAGAGCAGTTCCCGCTTATCGCCTAAAGTCGGGCGAGACAACAAGTTGTGGATGCGCAAACCGTATCAAGCAGATTGCGGCTGGGCAGCGTTTCGGGGCACTCACAACTCTTTGTGTGACTACCAAGCCAAATAGCCGCAAGCGTTACTGGCTATGCAGATGTGATTGCGGGAACCTGAAATACGTCCCTGAGTATTGCCTGCAAACAGACCAGACGCACAGCTGTGGTTGTAAAACAAGGCAGTTGATAAGCTCTGCGATTACTGTTCACGGCGAGACTGGTTCACGGCTGTTCAATGTGTGGAGCAGCATGAAGCAGCGTTGCTCAGACCCAAATCATGCCAGTTATCAAAACTACGGAGCTCGTGGCATTTCGGTTTGCGAAGAGTGGGCTACTGATTACACGGCTTTTCGAGATTGGGCATTATCAACTGGGTATGACGAAACAGCACCAAAGGGTGCCTGCACTATTGACCGCATAGACCCGAATGGCAACTACGAACCGTCAAATTGCAGATGGGTAAACGCCAAAATCCAAGCTAATAACAGGCGTCCTTATGAGCACAAGCCAACTCGAACTCACGCTGTCATAAGGGTTGACGATTCTGGCAATGAGACGCGCTTCGAGTCCATTGTTAGTGCTGCACGTGCAATGGGCGATGAGCGCAAGCAATCGTCAATCGGAGCCTGTTGTCGAGGTAAGCGCCCAACTGCCTACGGTTACAAATGGAGGTATGTCTGATGGAATCTAGCACACAGGTCTTGCGCCACATGTTGGACGAACGCGGGGTGGAGTGGACGGCACCCGAGAGCTATAACGGCTCATACGATTACGACACCATTGTTGGCGAATACTGGTACCACGAATATGACGGCAAGCTGACTGTGCATGGCCTCACCCCCAAGCAGGCTATCGCCGCCACGCTGGGGCGCGAGACGTGCAAGGCACGGCTGTACAAGCCTGAGCACGGCATGTCCGACTGCACGATATGCGAGTGTGGCGAAATCAACGACATATCGGCGAACTACTGCAATCGATGCGGACGGCGAATCGAGGTGGCGTGGGAATGACCGACACCGAGAAGGACGCGCTAGAGTGCCGCATCGACGAGCTGTGCGCGGAGGTGGAGCTGCTAAAGGAACGCAAGCAGATGAGCGATGAGCTGTACTTCGATGTCGAGCTGAAAAAGTGTCTTGATACTGCTGGTTTTTCCGATTGCGGAGAAAACGACCAATGGAATTGGTGGTATCAGCGGATTCATCGAGCGCATGACGCATCTGTTGATAGGGTAACCGACGCCCAAAGGGCCGAGAACGCCAAACTGCGGGAGCTGGTGGACTACATGACGCCCATCGCGTGGTACGCGGCTAGCGAGCGCGAACGTGACCACATGCGCGAGCTGGTGGTGGACGAATGAGCAAGAGTGACGCGGAAGTAATCAAGATGCTGCTCTGGTTAGTCATACGCATGCTCAGCAAAAGCCAGACTATCGAAATGGTGTCAGACATTGGAATTGGGCTCCATGCAGTCATGGCGCTCATCATGATCATTGTCGAGGCCACCGCATGACCCCGCTGGCAGCCGCACTCACGCGGCTCTACAAGACCAGCGGCCACACGTCATTGCGTGATTGGAGCCTTGCGCTGGGCGCTCCCTACGAGACGCTGCGACGCTGGATGCGCGACGATGCCGAGCCGCGCTGGCTACGCGTGCTGCGCACGATAAAGCGGCGAACGGGCGTGACGTGGGGGGAGATTCTGGACGGCCACCCGTGGGAGCGCCGCGCTGTGCGCGTCAACGTGAGCAACAAGAGCACCGGCTACGCGACGGGGCACAGCGAGTGCAGCGCGTGCGGGTGCCACGTGTCGCCCATCGCGCGTTACTGCGAGGGCTGCGGGGCGTACTTCATCAACAGCGAGACGGAGGACGAATGAGCAAGGTCTATCTGGTACACAGCGAGAGCGGCGAGTACAGCGATTGGTCGTTCGTGCCGCTGGCCGTTTTCACCACGCGCGAGAAGGCCGTGGAGTGGATAGAGGGGCAGCGCGTCGGGCTGGTCGTTTGCTGGCTCAACAACGTGGAGTACGAGGTTGCGCCGTCGTGGGAGAAGCCTACCGCATACGGCCACCCTTCCACCACGGACGGCACCACGTGGGCAATCACCAAGGGCGAGGGTGGCGAGCCTGTAAGCGACTACGACCGCATGACGTGGTTCATTGACGAGCTGGAGCTAGACCCGACGAAGGAGGATACCGAATGAGCGGAGAGATTAAGTCAGCCGTCCTGTTCAACAGGGCGCTGATTTGGGTTGTGCTGATGCACCTGACCACAAGCAAGGCAGCGGCCATCATGTTTGCCGTATGCGCAGCGCTGAACATTATTGACTCGTTCGTGGCGTGGAAGGAAGCGCAATGAGACTTGTGATCGCGGCCATCGCGGGCTGCGTGCTTGGCGGTACGCTCGGCGCTTTCGCGGTGGCGCTGTTTGTCGCGGGGAGGGACGGGCGGTGAGCAAAGAGCACGTGTTCTTCGGGAAGTTCCTCATCAAGGAGAAGGACGGCACCGACGAGTACACGGTGAGCGCAGCGCCACTGTCCGATAAGGAGCGATACGCGCTCGCAGGGATTGTGCGGTGCAGGGATTGCATCTTCGCGCTAGGCACCGCGTCAAAGCGGGCAAAGACGGTGGCCTGCACCCACTTCATCACGGTTGACAGTTTCGAGAATCCCGTACCGAGCGACGTGGAGCCTGACGGCTTCTGCGCGTGGGGCAAGCGCAAGGAGGTGGCCGAATGAGCGCGTTATGGTTCCTCATCGCCACCGTCGCGCTCGGCTGCGTGCTGGTGTGCAGCGTGCCCGCGCCGCGCGACCGCGAGCTGATGGAGCCGCGCGACTGGCGGGAGGATTGGTGCTGCCCCGAGTGCTACGCGGCGCACGACCAGGCGGAGCCTTGCGAGGACTGCCCTGCGAGAAGGGCGGCGAGACGATGAGCGCGAACAAGACTTGCCGCACATGTGGTCGATGCCTGCGCTACGATTCCAAGGGCGCCGCGGACAGCCCGTGGGCCGAGGTGAAGCTTGGCGTCGTGCGCGTCTGGCTTCAGGACCACATCGGCATCTGCACGCAGGACGGAGAGGACCCGACAGCGGTGGACCTCGACGCTCCCCCGCTCTGCGGCGCCGACTTCTGGGAGCCGTGACGCCCGCGAACAAGGAGGCCACTTGATCACCCATCGATTCGTCAGCGCCCGAGACCTCTTCCAGCAGGCCCGCGAGGCCAGCAGGGACGCCGAGCGAATCAGGCGCCAGCTCGTGGAGATGCGCGAGCGGTCAACGAGCCTCGGCGGGGGCGGCTTCGAGCCGAGGGTGCGAACGACGCCCGACCACGACTCGATGGGCAGCCGCGTGGCGAGCATGGTCGACCGCGAACGAGCGCTTGCACAGCGGCAGGCCGAGGACTACGAGCTGATAGACCTCGCCTGCGCAGCCCTGTACGGCAGCGACCAGACGGGCGAACAAGGGCTGGCTGGCCTCGTCCCCGAGACGTGGTGGGCCGACGTGCTCTGGTGGCGCTACCTCGATGACAGCACATGGGAGCAGGTAGGCCGCGCCGTGGGGTACAGCAGCAGGCGATGCTTCGACGTTGCGCAGGCCGCGCTCGACATCGCCGACGAGTACGGCTTGGTCAGGACGATAGAGGGCCGGGGCTTTGCGGACGATCGTGACGAGTAGCACGCGCGAACAAGCGCGAACAAGCGCGAACAAGGAGAGACACATGGACATGAACGACGCGACGCGGGCCGCGCTGAACTACGCCCTCGGGTACATCGCCGCCGTGGCGGGATGGGCCGAGACGGACGCGCAGAGGGACAGCGCGAACGAGGCGCTGGACAGCATCGAGACGTACCTCCGTGCGGGGGCGCAGCGAGTGCAGGCCCGCGAACAAGACGCACGCGAACAGGAGGCTCGCGGCATCGCCGCCCAGGTGCACGAGCAGCTGCGCAAGAGCGGGCACATCCACACGGCCTAGCGCGAACAAGACGCACGCGAACAAGACGCCCCCGGCTTCGGTCGGGGGCTTCATTTATGTCGTGGTTATGTAGGTATATCTCGATACCGACGAACGGCAGGGGGGCATGTGGTAGACTGGCCGCCAAGAGCACCCGGGGGGGGTTAGGGGGGGGGGTGAGGACCCGCCAGCGGGGGCGCGAACAAGACGAGATCTGCGAGGGCCGAAAGGCCC